CAGTGGCACAATATATGTGCAGTTTTCGCAATCGAGATCCTCCCGTTTTTTCCCCATTATCTCAATAGCTCTATCGCATATCTGACGACACGGGTCGTCAACGTCGGGGTAGATCAACTGGTGTGCGATAAAGCGCCGGAGTTTTTTCTTTCCGCCTCGGCCTGGTCCTGCCTCAATGTCTCAAATTCAGTTATGCTGTTGACCACAAAATCACCGAACCCGTAACAGTTCTTGAGCATATAGAGCCTGTTAGCCTCATCGCAGTCATCGCAGGGGATCTCCGCATCATCGGCCAGGCCGGTTCCGGCCTTCACCGGGAAGAGCTTCTTGAGCAAAGCGCCGTCAAACCCCTTCCATCCCCGGATAAAATTCGCCAGTTCCTTGTTGAGCTTTTCCTCGTTGACCTCCTCGACAGGCTGATGCCTCTTATAGACCGTCCTGGTGCATCGCCTCTGGATCGCCTCCAGCGTCGCCTTGGGCACAAACTCCAGCTCCACGTCGAACCCCGCCTTGAACGTGACCCAACCCGTTACCTTATTTTCCTGATCGACCAGATTTCTTAACTCCATAGGTCCCCCTCCTTACGCTTTTTTTTCGCGCGTTCAGATAAAGCTCGCTCATCAAATACTTGTGCTTTCCCTTCTTGCCCTTACCCTCTCCGAAATACAGCTTCACGTCCTGGTTGGGCATGGCCTTGATCATGATATATTTCGGCTCGATCTCTTTCCCGTCCACAATCACACGGAATATCCCGGCTGTCCTGTCCGCCTGTATCCTAATCTCCGGCATGGTATCCTCCCTTATTGTCTCTTCCCTAATAGCTATGAGCTGTCAGCTATCAGCTATTACCCACAAACACCGGCCTGCCGTGCACGACCCAGCTAATGGTCTCTTTGATGTATTCGCCCACGTTCACCGGTATGCTCATCTTGTTAAACTGGACCCAGCAGTCCCAGTGGTCGCCTGTCCGGTCGTCGTCCGGGTCGTACGAGAATAGCTCTAAAAACCAATAATCCATCGTGTCGTCGGTCTCGTCCTCCAGGTCGTCCCACCAGTTGGAGCCCACCATAAACCCCTGGGCCGACCCGTTCGCGCCCGCCATACCGCCGCCGACTGCCGCCCAATCATCCTGAAACTCTGTCAGCTCCTCCGTTGTCAGCTCGATATCCTGGGACCACTCGAACAGATATCCCGTCTTGACCAGGTTCCCCGTCGCCACATACGCGTTCGTGCCCGAGCAGGTCGTAACGCCCGGAGCGGCGTCAAAATGTGCTATCCCGTTCGCATGGTCGATCGATATGCAGTTGACCGAATTGGTCGGCGTAAATGCCAGGTCCGTGCTGTTCGGATTCAGGATGCGCTTTGCCGTGTCCGTGATCTGCGCGTCATTCCCGTCGACCGTGCACGCCTCGCCTGAGAGGTTCGCCGCCGTGGCGTTCCACTTATAGACTATGCCCAGCTTGCCCGCTGTTGCGCTCATGACAGCCCCCTCTTAGTTATAGGATAATGCGCCGTTTCCGGTAGCCTTGAACGTGATCTTAATGTGCCCGGAAACCGTCGTGGTGATCGACAGGCCCGACATGACGATATTGCCCGAATAGTAATTCCCCGCGCTCAGATAAAGCGTCACATCGGTCAAGACCCCTGTCGGCGCAGCCGTGACAATGGCGTCGTGCATGGCCTTCTGTTCAGTTTGGCTCAAAGAACCCGACCATCGTAATTGCCCACTTCGCGATGTTTGCAGCGATCGCGGCCCAGTCGTCACCAAAATCCGTGATCTCCTCCTGGTCCAGGTCAACGTCCAGGGTCCACTCCGTCATCAAAGCGACCGCCACGCTGTTCTTTTTAATCGCAGCATCCTTTCCTGGTAACTGTCCCATTTTACTATCCTCCCTTAAGGTTTATGACGTTATACATCTTTGTTTTCCACAGGCCCCAGCCTGCATTCCCCACAATGACAAAGCACACCGCCGAATGCCCTGATATCAACATCGTCAATCTGCAGCCCTGCCGAGCCTTTCATCGGCCCCCAATCCGGGCTTATTGTTTCGCATGTGCCGTTGAGCGTGCTGTTGGTCCTCAAGGCTTGCTTGCTGTCTTCAAGCAATTTCTGGAATCTTAGTTCCGTAGCATCGGCGTCCTTCAGCCCGTAATAAAACCGGATCATGTAAATATGAGCATCTTCCTCTTTTCCGAATGCCAGGTTCCGCGATACCGTCTTTTTTCTTGCTATAATGCACCCGTTTATCTTCCCGTCCGCGTCCTTGAACAGACTCAGGAACTTTTTCAAATCCGCCGACCATCTCTGGTATTGATGAACGATTCCCATACCGTCCACAGCACCCAGGATCGCCGCGATCTGCTCCCTGATAGCTGACTCGCTCATTGCAGCCTCCTTACTATGTCAGCCGGAATCTCTTCAAGAATTCGGATTATCGTGCTCTCACTTTTTTCAAAACCCTTCTCAAACATATGCTTTCCTTTTGTCCCCCTCCTGGAGATCGCTCGCGCAATCAGAAATGCCACTGAAGCGGCCTCCTTGCCTGAGTACCCCAGCTTGACCTCTACCCAGTGCTGAATAGGCCCGACAGGCGGAAAATGCGGCCTTGTCCCCAGCTCGACAGGCTCACCGTGCTGCATTGGTGTTCCCAGGATACCAACAACCTTTTGCCCGGAAAAGCTGACTTTCCCGTGGATCGAGTCCCTGAGATGGATCGGCCCGGCCCCGTGTGGCGTGCCCTGCTTCACTACTCTTTCAAGTAGCATCAACGCCTCTGTCAGCTTTGAAACTCTCGCCTCCCTGGACGCCTCCGGGTACTCCTTTGTCAGCTCTTCAAGGCTGCTTATATCAACTTTTAATTTCGTCTCGAACATCCCTTGCCCTATACGCCTTTTACCGATATTTTCTCTTATGCGTCAGCCCGTCTCCTGCCCAGCTCCCTTTCTTGTCCTGGTCTCTGGTCACGCTGGCTGCCGATGTCTGTCCTTCCTTGATGCCCATATGATCGAAATACACCTTCCGATATCTCTTTGCCCGCGACTCATAATCCCTGGTCTTGCTCTTGTGATCCACGCTGTCGGCAGGTATCGTGCTGTCCTGGCTCTGCGCGTAATAGGTGGCCAGCATGTCACAGAAATACGCCGCTGCCAGGGCCTGGACCGCCTCCTCGTCAAAATCCTCCACTGTGCAGGCCGAGTCAGTGCAGGTATGCAGTGCCGTGTGTGTTACCCGGAAATCCTCATCAGGGGTCGGCTTGTCCTCCAGAAAACGCAGCAATTTTCCTGCCGGTTTCTCATAGATCATCCACTCATCGTCCTGGAGGATGTCCGGCGTTTCGTCGTCGTCATCAACCGGGTATTCCACCTGCTTGATCACGCTGAACCCGTCCGACCAGGATGCAAAGCCTGAGATCGCGTAATCGAACCCGCCGTCACCGTCAAAGTCCTCAACCACCTCCCTGGGCTTGTGCCTGGAGTGCTCCTTTATGGCCATACCGATCGCCAGGATCTTGTCCGCCTCTTCGAGCGGGATCTCGCCCTGAACAAACTGTCCGATTGCCGCGATATAATCCTCTTGTATGCTCAATTTTTAACCACTCCTTTCGCGGTAAAGGTGAAGCTCGTACCTCCAACCGTGTATTTAAGCCGGACATACTTCCCGAAATTAGTCACCGCGTACCGATACTGCCCCGTGGCAGTGATCTGTGCGCATGTAGTGTGGTCGTAATACGTCGAATTATCGTCCGATGTCTGCACAACGATATCCAGCGTGGACGTGCCAGCCTCAGCCGTCACGTTCACCAGTATCTGGCCCTCGTGATAGGCCGACACAAGAAACCCGCTGCTGTATGCCGCAGATCCCGCGCTGTATGTCGCGCTGGCCAGAAAAGTCTTGATGCCCGTCTTCCGGTCTTCCGCCTGCGCACTTCCGGCATATACCAGCCCGAAACAGGCCGCCAGGATCGCCAGAACGGCCCACGTTCGCATATTGAAAATACGCCTTACGGATAATCCTTTTATCATTTAAAACCCCCCTTAAAGCCGGTTTAAGGCCCGTGCCGGGCCGTTAAATCCCGGCACGGATACTATGGCTAAAGTATAGTTATTGTGTTATCACGGGTGGCGCAGCAACTCCGGCGGTGCCCATGATCACCCATCCCGCCGAATCGTCCACATACAATACTGTGGCTGTGTCACCCGCGTCCGCAAAAACGATTGTGGTGAAGCCGGTTGTGGTTGTGGGCGTCAGTGTGCCGGTACCTCCTCCGTCCGTGGCCAGCTCGATCGTCAGAACCTGCCCATTCTCTCCGTTTGCCAGGGTCAATGCCTCTGCGTCACCGCCAGTGGTTTTAGAGACGGCCCCATGAGTTGTAGGTATTACCAAATCATCGGCAGCAACAGTTGTCACCCCACTGGCAACGAAAACCATAGCGCCGGAATCATCAGGCAGTGTCAACGCATTATCAGCCGTGGGGTCGGTTGCCGAAAGAGTAACTTCATACGCGTCCGCCGTGGCGCCTTCATATACCAGCCCGTTGCTCGCCCCTGTCACCGCATTAGCCGCATCCGCCACATTAGTGGCAAGGGAGCTGAGCATCACGGTCCCGCTCCCGTCCGCCAGTGTAACCGTCCTGTCCGCGGTCGGGTCCGTAGCAGTAACTGTGGTCTCGTGCGCATCGGCGGTTGCTCCCTCGTAGACGATGGAGTTTGCCGCACCGCTGACTGCGTTTGCCGCGTCAGGCACTGCGGAGGCAAGAATCGGAACCCCGCTTGCATCCGGCAGGGTTATGGTCCTGTCCGCGGTGGGATCAGTAGGCGTGATTGTTGTCTCATAGTCATCTGCCGTCGCCCCTTCGTAAATTATCGAATTTGATGCACCTGTCACCGCGTTGGCAGCATCCGCCGCGTTTGTGGCAAGGGAGCTGAGCATCACGGTCCCGCTCACGTCCGCCAGTGTAACCGTCCTGTCCGCGGTCGGGTCCGTTACCGCTATTGTGGTCTCATGCGCGTCTGCTGTAGCGCCCTCCATGCTAATTGGAGTCGCCCCGCTCAGGACCCCAAGGGCAGTCACTGCGCTGCTGTCAAAATAGTTTTTAAGGTTTATATAATAGTCCGTCGTGCTCAACGCTATGGCGGCCTGCTGAACCCAGGACGGCGCCGATTGTGTGATCGCACCGGCAGTTTCGGAAAGGTAACCGGGCTGTCCCTCGGTCAGCGAACTCCAGCCGGTCAATATGCCTTCAAGAATGACCTCAATGGTCTGCCCGTCCCCGCCGGTCTTGCTGCCCACGACCCCGACCGCCGGCCTCAGATCACTGTCATTGGCGTCAGCCTTATACCATTCTCCGTCCGCGTCCTTAATGCATACCAGTTGTCCGGTCGTCACCGTTTCTCCGGCCGTTCCGGACACGCGGATAAACACCTGTTTGACGTTGTATGCTGCATGTGCCTGCGGTACTACCAGCATCAGCGCCAGGAAAGCCATAATTGCAATGGCTGTAAAACTGCCCGTTTTTCTGAAATAATATTTCATGACATCCTCCTTCTTTATGCTTTTAATATTTTCACCTTACACCTTCAGCCCTACACCTCAGACCTGCCGTTATCAAACTTCAGCCTTGTATGCCCCCACATAATCAACCGGCGTGCCGCTGTATTCATGTCGGAGCTTGTACCGGATATTATCAGCGACAAAAACCGCCTCGCTCTGTGGAGAGTCGGCCAGGAACATCTCCGGGTTTTCCCTGCCGTCCATGTAACCCATCTCAATCATGTCGACCTCGCTGCCGGGCAGGAACATCGCCCAGTCAGTAGCGTCGGTCAAAAGGGAACATTGAACGGGTTTCACCTTGCCCTTGCAGGGGTTCGCGGTCTTTGTGGTCAGATCATTACTGGCGTAGTACCAGTCGTGAGTGGCTATCTCCACGGCCTTGGCTCGTAAATCAGGAGGATGGGCAAGGTAGGCCGTCACGTTCTCATCATCCAGCAATCCGAGCCTCCTGGAGCTGTCTTTTTCGGTCATCTTGGCAAGAGCAACCAATGCGGTGTTCGCCGTGGCGATGGTCAGAGCGGCCGCCCCCAGGTTTCCGTGGTCGGATGTAAACAGGGCCGTACCGTCCGCGCAGGTGGAATTGTCGACGATAAACGACCAGACAAAATCCGCATGAGTCCAGGCTGCCGCCACGCCCAGGGCGTCAATAAACCGCTGGACAACGGTGAGATCGTCGTTCTTGATCGTCTTCCGGGTGATCGTGAGGATATTACCCCTCGTGGTCACCGTGTAGGTGGCCTCTTCATCCGTAATGGCCGCGATCTCCTGGTATTCACCTGTCTCCGGATCAACGTCTTCCAGCTTGTTGAACCCTCCGATCTTCACCGCCTCCTGCTGCCTGAAATCCTTCACAGGCTTTTTCGTGCTGATAAGGAGCTGTTCGTTGTAATTGGGCCTCTTGTACGCCTTGATCAGCCTTCGACCCATGGTGTTGCCAAGCAGATATGTGAAGGTGCTGCTGGTAATGGCCATAGCCGCTCTTAATTCCTTGGGGATATTTCGCGGATTGAACACGCCCGTCACTTCCGGGTCCCCGGTAAGCATCGCGTACATCTCACCCAGGCTGCGAAAAGGTTGGACGGATGAATAATCATCAAAATCATTAGGTGACCCAATGCTCATGAAAACCCGTTGATGATCCAGCCTTTCCATATCGGCAAATTCTTTCATCTCATCCTGGCTAAGCCCGAATGTCCGGTCAATGGCCATCTCCACCTTCTGCGCGGAGTTCAGCCCCATCTGCACGCGTCCTCCTGGGATAAGGTCATCATCCTCGCCTCCTTCAGGAGTCAGGCTTGCCAGGTAGTCCTTTTCAGCGGCAATGGCCGTGTCCAGGTCTTCCTGCTTAAAAACTTTCTCAGAAAATGTGGCCCTTATCCTGTCTTTAGATACATCAGGCAGGTCGCTGTCACCGAGCGTGTCCTTCAGAGACATCTCGCAGCGCAAAAGAGTGATGTCGTCTTTCGTGGCTCCTTCGTCTGATCCCGGATTATTCGGAGCATCTCCGTCTTCCGGCTCTTTAGGTTCTTTTGGCGTCATTGCCATTCTTGCCAGCCCCTCAAGCTCATCGTCGGGAATTGTTTCGAATTCCTTTCCTTCCAGCAGTTTGGGCCGCGCTCCTTCAATCATTTCCCAAAGTGTTTTTTTATCCATGAAATCGTCCTCCTTTTTTGTGGCTGGCATTCCTGCAACAGCCCTGTTAAATTTACCACCGGCTGCAGGCCGGGTAACTATATCCACGGAATCAACAGCAAGAAGCTTTACCAACTCCATTACCCTTTTGCCGTCAATAACCGATTGTTTAGATCTGGCCGGTGCATCATAAGAAAGACCGTAAGCCTCCTGTCCCTCATCCTTTGCTTTTAGAAGGTTTTTGCCGAGCCATTTGAACGAATCCAGAAAATGCAAAACACCCTTGACCCCAACCCCGGCCACATGCCGCACATTATCAATCCATGCAGCTTTATTTTTGGTCAATAGGCTCTTAATGGGATAAACACCGTCCATGACATGATCCGCCCCGCCTGAAGGAAGCTCATAGATATTCACGTCAGCCCCTTCAAAAAGTCCCGCGCATTCTCTCAAAACATCGTCCGGGTGATACCATCCGTTTTTTGTAAAGCCGGGTTCGCAGATTGTGACATCCCACACAGATCCCTCCGGGTCCTTTGATTGCACAAGACGGATGCTGTCAGTCAGCATGTCGTCGCCTTCGGACTGCGCGCTGCGGGTCTCCACCCAGACCCTTTCAACCTCGATCGGCTCATTGCCAAGTTGGACATCTCCCTCCAGGATGGAATAAGGCAGCCTGAAATATTTACCGTCATGCTGATAAATGATATAAGACCCATACACCTGGTTTACCCACGCCTCTTCATCCTTCCCGAACCTGTCGCGAAGAGCCTCCCAGATCATGTCTCGTACATCGTCCAGACTCACGTCCATCCTTGCCCGATCCTCTTTTTTGTTTTTGTCTTTTTTCATTGAATTATCCTCCCCCTCAAGGTTCGTCAGAACCGCTCCTCAAGCGAAGCGCTCCTCTTCCAGCGCCGCAGGCGCTACTTCTTCCCCGTGATCGGCTTCCGCTTCTCGTTCTTGGGATTAATCCCGGTAACCTCAATCTCATTCAGTTTTCTGAAATCTTTCTTCTCCTCGTAACCGGGCAGGTACCGCACCTTTTTCCCGCCGTTCGTCAGGATCACCGCCTCACCGGAAAGCCTGTCAATCCGGGCATTGAATACGAATCGAGACTCAATCCCATACGCCTCGCAACCAGCCTTGATAACGGCCAGGTCCTCCTCGCTGAGTTCCGGCTCTTCCTCGACAGGTTCGACAGCACCGGGTGTCAATCCTTCAGTCTCAACCAAGGCTTTTTTCAGCTCTTCGTTTTCAATCTTGATCTTTTCGATCTCTTTCTGGTCTTTACCCAGAGATTCCTCCCAATCAGCCAGGGCCGTCTCCCTTTCTTCCAGTTTCGCGCCCTCATCGGCTTGCGCCTTTTGCCTGACATCAAGCTCCTCTGCCCTGTCATTCAACGCCTTTTCGCGTTTCTCCAGGTCCTTCTCCCATGCCTTCAAATCCTTTTTATCTTTTGCCATGACCATCTCCTTCGTATTAAATGGTTTTAGATTTTAAACAGAGCGGCGAAGCCGCCCTCCTGCCATTGCAAGGCACGGGCGGGCAGGCGTTAAAGCCTCGAAGAGGCGCTATATGATATTTCCTCAGAAATTTCATCCCACCTGGAATGATAAGGAATAGAAGTTCACCCGCACCTCACAGTGTTCCTGGCCGAACCTGCCGGGTCCTTCGGATACATCAACTCCTCACCTCCCACATTGAACGGCTTATCCACGTCCCTGATCTGACCGGCTGCCGCCAGATGATCCAGCCTCGGCATCTTCGGAGAGTGCCCGTAATACCACTGCTTTTGAAGACCCGGCACAACCCCTGCCGCCTTTTCCTTCCTGGCCTGGCTTGCCGCCTCCAGCACCCGCCCGGCCTCTGTCCTGGTAATCGTCTCCGCCCTGGCCGCGATGCTTTTAAAAATGCTCTTGTCCTTCAGGTTTCTGCCGACCGCTTTCATGACTTCATAAGGTGACTTCTGGCCCATGATACCCAGGGAGATCTCAGTGTTGACCTTCTTGATCGCGTCCGTTGTCAGGCCACCCACCAGGTCCGCGGAAAAGCCCTGCATGATGGCCAGTGCCGTCGTATCTATCTCAGGTATTGCCTGTATAATCCCGACGCTCCTGAGCGGCATATCAACGCTGTCAACGCCGAACTCCCAAAAACCCCGTTGTGCCTCCTGAAGATCCACATTGTATTTTCTCCCGAACTCCTGCAATGCCCGGTCAACAGCGCCTTTCATTTGAGGCAGGTAATACACCTGCCATTCGGTTGAAGCCACCGCCGCAGCCACCTCTTTCCGTGCATCAGCCAGCAGCCTGATCACCTTCTTGACCTCGGCATCTTCAAGGCGGTTAGCCTTCTTGATCAGCTCATTAACCTTTTTCCGATACGCTCTTTCTTTCCTGCTCGCCATTTACTCCTCCCGCAACGCGGGATGATATTTCTCAGGCCGCTTCCGGCGGGCTGAGAAGATCCTGTCAATCCTGTCAATCCTGTCTAATTTCATTCCAAATAGTCTTCTGTTCCTTCTTCCATCTTCTTCGCTTTCTTCAGCTCCTCATCCACATCGATATCAACACCCATCTGCCCCACTACCGAGCTGAAGATCCTCGCAGCCGTTTCAAGTGATACCCAGCCCTTGTCCTCAGCCACTGCCAGCGCCGTCGCCAACTGAGGCACGCCGTTGATCAGCTTTGTCAGCTCTTTCTTGGAGATCTCCGGCATGTTGACTGTGAACCCGGCCTGCGCTTTTTCATCGCTGAGCCTGCTGTGGATAACCGCCTGGTCGATCTGAAATTGAATCACCTCCCGGAGGATATACTTGTGCTGCAATTGCCTTTCATCCAGGTCCTTGATCGGCACCTGGCCGAACTGATCGGCCTCGGTCTGGTACGCCTTGCCGCCCGCCCCGAACCACGAGTCCGGCCTGCCCGCAGCGCCCATGATAAAGCTCTTTGCCATCTCAAAACCCTTGCTGTGATCATGGGCCTTGATGTCCGGCGCCACGGCCTTCCATTCTACCTGCTCGTTGTGCGCCCTTTGCGAGCCGGGCTCAGGAGGCGGATTATCCCTGAGCCAAGCCCTGATCTGATCCTCATTCATGCCTTTGAGCGTAATGTCCCACACAAAATTGAGCAGGAATTCCGCCCGCTCCAGGTAGTTGTATCCATAACGTTCAAGACTATCGATCCAGTCAAAAAGAGTGAGGAAATCCGAACGTCCGCGCGGTGAATTAGGCGGATGATTGATGGCTAAAAAGAAACAATCCCCGGCCAGTCTTCCTTGCGACTTTGATCTGAAATCCCGGTCCTCCCGGATCACCGCATATTTTTTGCCGGAACGTCCGCCGTTCCCCTGCATCTCAACCTGGGCAACCTCCTCCACATTCAACCGGCTGACATAAACCTCCTTGATATTCGCGGGATCAGCGTACCCAAGCGTTACATCGCCATTGTGCTTGTTCACATCAACAGGCCAGCATTGCTCACCCAGAAGCCCCATCCACATCATGCGATCGGGAAACTTCAGGTCCATCTTGTTTCTCTTCCAGAATCTATCGATAATATCTTTCACGTCATCATCTTCCGACGTCACCGTGACCGGCTCTCCGAAAAGGAAGGTCTTGTCTAACTTTGCCAGGCGTTTTGTCATGGCCGAACTGTCAAACATGAAATACGCGATCTCGAACATGCGGTACTGATCGATAAACGAGAGATCCCTGCGCTGTTGGTTGCTTCCCGACAACCTCCGGTATCCCTCATTGTTCGGGTCATAGTTGGCCGTAATAGGCAATGCCATCCGGGCCTTTTGGATCTCATCCTTAACGACCGTCCTCACCGCCTCCGCGCTGTACATGTCAGGAGCTAATATCCTCGCTATCTGCTTTCTCAGGCTCATTCGTTTACCGCCTTCCGTCTAAATCGACCAAAAAACCCGCCGCGTCCCGCCATGATCCCCGGCTTTTTACCTGTCACACTTTCCCTTTTCTCAGGCTCCGCACCCGCGCATGCCGCCTGAACATTGCTCGATCCCGCCTGCACGCTCAACGCCTTTGCCCAAAAGTGATCCGCGTGGCCCGTCGCGTCCGTTTTTTCAGCGTCAAACCTGAAATGCTTCGTAGTCGTCGCGTATTTCTTGACGCTATGCAGTGAATTACGGATCGTCGTGTCCGCCGGGATCTGGCTGCCCCTGTCCTCGATGTTCTGTTTCAGACCGACTGCCAGGTTCTCCTTGCTTTCCGCCGTGAAAGGGATGCCCTCAACCCTGTTGGTTCCGAACAGATCCTGCGCACCCTCTGCCAGTTGGTTGCCTATCCCGGTCTCGTCAATGCACGCCCGGCGAAATGAATTCTGCGACAAAACAGTGTGAAGGACCTGCTCCTGCACGAAATACGGCTTCCTTCTCAGCTCAATCACCGCCGCAGTCTTCAGAATGCTGTCGACCTTCTGGTCCAGCCAGATAACAGACAGATCCTTTTTCCTGCCGATATCCATGCCCACATAAAGCTCGCCCAGGAATTCCACGTTTTTGAGCACATCCAGGGGAAGAGAAGGGCG